TTATATGTATTGGATTTCTAAGGAAAAAACATTCTCCACGTATCGTCCGACACCTGCTTTTGACTCCATATTATTATAATATATGATTTTGGAAACGCAGGATTTTAAAAACTGGTTCTTTTCCGTGGCGGACAGCTCCGGATCATTTAAGGCATTGATACAGTCACGGAAACGCCGGATTTTCTCCCCATAATCAACGTAGTTTTCCTTTGTCTCTTTTGCAGCAGTCAGAGCAGTGATCGTAGAAGCGATTTCCTGCTGGGTTTTGATATTCCTTTCCAGAAACTCTTCCTTTGAGTAAATCCCATCCTCATAAGCATCTTTCTGTCTCATATCTTTTTCCTGCAATTTTTTAAGACGTATTTCAAGGTTTGCAACGATACTCTGATTTACAGTCTGTGCGTTGCCATTGTCGGCAAGAAGCGCTAATTCGAAGTCATGTATAGTATTTTCCATAGAAGAGATAAAACGCTCTAAAAAGGCAGAATAAAGCACTGATTTTGTGTGGCAGTATGACTGATGGTTGCATAACATGATCTGGGAAACGGAATTATGGTTCTTATATATCTTAAGAGACATAGCGTGGTCACAGGTACCGCAGTAGAGCAGACCGGCAAATGGATTGCATAATTCTTTATTACGTCGGAGACGTGGATTAGTTCCGCGCCTTGCCATGCATGCATCATATAATTCCTGTGAGATGATTGGCTCATGCAGCCCTTTATAATATTTCGCATCCGAACTTCTCGGACGTGATTTCTCCAATCGTCCGTCGTTGATGTATTTTACAACTTTTCTGGTATCCCACCGGATCAGTCCGAGGTAGAGAGGGTTGCAGAGAATCGAACTGATAATTGCAGGTGTCCAGTGTGCTGCCTTTTTCGGTTTCAGATTCATACTGTCAAGCTTATGTGCGATGTTCGTGAACCCGATACCACCAGGAGTATAAGCATAGAGTTCATGGATCAGCTTGACCACATTGGCTTCCTCCGGGACAATTTCAAGAGTGTGGCAGTTGACACCATCTTTTTTCATGACGATCTTGCGGTAGCCGTAAGGATCTACAGAGCCGATATAATGTCCTTTGGCAGCAGAGGATTCCCGACCACGCCGTAGAATGCGTTTGGTGTATTCCAGATAATCATTACCTCGGGTGATCTCTATCTCAAAAAATTTGCGTTCATATTCTTCCTGAAGGTTAAATGAGTGCGTGAGAGTGAGAACCATGGTATTTGTGTAGCGCAGGATATTAATAAGCCGGCCGCAATCCTCCAGATCGCCACGGGAAAGACGCTGTGGCTCTACGATGAGAACAGCTTTTATCTGTGGAGATTCTATTTTTTGCAGAACGATCTTAACCTGTGGTCTGGAGTCGATTGTCTCACCGGATACCACCTCACGGTAGATGTTCTTTTCCGGGATAGGAGAGCCAAAGTGAGTATTGGCATAGTCCTGAATCATTTCCTCATGTTTTTTTAAAACGTCCTCGACAGACATTTCGGGACTATCTGATCTGGATTTACGCAGATAGACAATAATTTCGTCTACACTTAAGGATTCCATTGATTGAGTTAATTCGTACATAGTATCACTCCCTCATAAAAATATATGAAAAATGGGTATAAAAATAACAGCCAACAAGGAACGTTTGTTCCGCTTGCGTTTGGCTGCTCCGAATGATACAATATGCTTGCTTAGGGCTTTCGTATCATTCGGAAGCGTGACCGTCCTGCTTTGGTAGAGTGGGGCGGTTTTTTATTTAGTTAATGGTATCGAAAAAATCTTTACAACATTTTTTACATGGTTTGAGGTGTGTAAAATGAAAGTCATCATCATCAAAAGTGACTTTTATATAATTTTTTATTCCACTGCAATACGGATCTATATGAAATATATTAGTTTTTGGAGAAATCCAAATAATTTTTTTATGAATAATATCCATTCCCATTATATTTTCAATAAGTTGTTGATCTTGCGGATAAGTGGATAGGTGTCGGTTAATTTCTTCTGACAAAGATGAATCAATTGTATTATACGGGTTTAAGTATGTAAAACATGAAAGCAAAGCTAGTAATTGAGCAACACCATGTGAATCTTTCCAACACTCTAAATCTTGAAAAAGATTTAATAGATATGGATCATTTAAAAGAAAAGCAGTATCACGTGGTTCAAAGTTGTAAACGCGACCACCATGTGCAGCTCTGTTTCTAAAATCTAAACACATGAAGAGCGTTTCAGAAAAAAGTTTTACTATTATAGGGGATGAACTCGTAGTATCATCCAAGTTGTACATAATTTGTATTAATTCTTTCTTTTGCTGATTTTTGAATAAGCGTATTAAGTTGATTAAAGTACTGAAATAAGTTCCTTTTAATAATATCCAAGGAGGAACAATGTGATAATTTTCCCTGTAATATCTAATGGGATCTTTATCGGAAGCAAGATTCTGTCGAAGTGTAGATAAAATACCATTCAGACTAAATCTATCTTTGGTAACACTGCGGTCACGATAGTGTTTCCATTTTAAATATTCGTTATGATCTGTGCCCCAATTTCTAGCGATAACTTCTGCAGTTGCTGCACGAAGATGTTCTTCGAAATCTAACATGGCAGACATAATTGAGTTACGCAAATTGTGATCCAATATGAACAAAGAATATATTTGCTCAAAAGAGGTTCCTTGTTTATATTTTTTCTGATCATTTTCAATATTTACATAAGGAGCTTTATAGCTATTGATTATATTGTAATATCCATATTCAGCAAGTTGCGTTTTTGCAAAATCTTCATTTTCAAAGTAAAGATTTTTACTTTTAAGTTTCTGAATTTGTTCTCCTGGTGTTGAATATAAAATTTCTTTACTGGTATTCATCGTTATCTCCTTGGTATAACAAAAAAAGCCTGGAATAAATTCCAAGGCTCTTTTTGTGACCGGACACCAGTCATTCGCTAATTAGCTACATTATAGCATATGCAAAAGTCTTGTCAAGTATTCCTGTTAATAAATTATCAAAAAATATTAAAAATTTTATAGTGCAGCAGTTGCACCGGTGCAACTAAATATCATTTGGATTGCTAATCATTTTCTTTAATTTTTCTCTATCCCAAACTTTAACATTTAGACTTTCTGCCTCTTCCATGCCGTGGGGCGATAAATAGCTATTTGTCATGACAATGGCAATATCTTTTTTAAACATATTTTTTGCTGAAAAGGCAGCTTGGACGGCATCGTTAGGAACGGTATCGTTATAGCGTTTGCACTGAATAGCATATGAAATATCAGATTTATATGCAAATATATCTACACCATGATCGCCACTTCCGGATGTTACCGTTACATTATTAAAATGGTTCTTTTTAAGAATTTCTGCACATGCATATTCGAAGTCGTGTCCTTCCATTTTATCTAAATTTTCTAAATTAATATTTTTAGTTAATTCATTAGATGGTGATGGTATGTACATGCATTTTTCGTGAAATTCTTCCATTGAAACTAATACATCAAATTTATTCATTTCAGAATTATAAGATAAAACGTTCATGTTTTCTAATATTTCAAGATAATCAAGTATGTCATCAGGATCAAATTCTTCATACAATGTGCCTGCTCCATTTTCAATAGCTATCTCACCAATACATATAAGAAGCTCTTTATCGAAATCACTATATTTGCATTTGTATATGGACGGATCATAATGATCAATAAATTTTTCAAAAAAATCCTTTGACATTAAGATATTATTTTCCTTATCCAATATATGTGCATTTTGACCTTCTTCAAGAATTTTGTGCAAATCTTCTTTGGCTAAATGATATTCACGCATTAAGGCTACAGGAACAATTTTATTTGCATCAACAATTTCCCTCATAACACTTATAAAAAGTGGGTGTAATCCCTTTATAATAATTCTATCAGATTCATATGGCGAATTTGGAATAGTAACATCTTCATCATTTTCATGGTTATGAGCAGAAACTTTCTGAAATGTCTCGTGGCAATCGCTATCTACATTGTCTTTTAGGTGCAGATTATTATCATTGGAAATCTCTTGATTTACACGGTCATTGAAATTTTCAATTATATATTCTTTATTAGTCAGAATACGCTCTAAATCAAAAGAAGGTTTTGAAGAAAAGGGTATTTTATCCTCATATTTTTGCAATTCAGAAAGAATATCAATTATTTTATTCAAAGCAGAATAAAACGCAACATTATCTACGGTGGTATTAATTATAATTGCCAAAGCTTTTGCTTCGTTTATGCGATCTTGAACATATTTTTTGTCTTCATCATCTGGATTAACATATAATTTATCAGATATTTTTTCTTTATGAACAGAGGAATCATTTATTTTAAATTTGTCTAATAGTTTATCAAAAAACATTTTATCACCCAAACATTTTAAAGTTTACCAATTACTTTTCCAAGAGTGGCAGCAGTCTCATCCAGAGGAATGTTCTTGTAGTCTTTATTCAAAGAAATCAATTCTTTTTCACCAAGCTTTTTCACAAAGCATTCATTGTTGATCTGGAAGATGCCGATGTCTCCAACTTCGATCTCTTGTGTAGCTTCAACGAGGAGAATGTCTCCATCTTGAAATGCAGGCTCCATTGAGGAACCATTTACGCCAATTGCATAGCTGACATTCCTGTATTCAGGCTTATCAGGAATTTCAATATCCTTATCCGGAAGATTATCGATTACAAGCTGACCTGTTCCGGCAGAGGCATTTTTAAAATAGTAGCTGATCAGCCGCATTGGAAAAGCAGTAACAGGACGGGAAGCCTCTCCAAGCTTACCGTATTTTTCAATGCGTTCGGTTTCTTTATCCAGAGTAAAGTTCACTAATTCCTTACCATGGTCATCGAGATTACGATATTTTTTTACAAGATGTTCCATCTCATCATATGTTAATTCAAATGGGAAAGTTGTCTCATCCTGCCATAGAAAATTAGCATCTACATTCAACTCCTCCATCAATCTTCCGATAGTGTTCACATTTGGTTCCCTGGTACCTTTTTCATAACCTGTATAAGTAGATTTAGCGACACCTATCTTTTCAGCTATTTGTTCTTGAGTATATCCGATTTTTAAGCGGGCTTCTTTTAATCTGTCTGCGAATGCCACAATATACACCTCTTTTCTAATTAATCTTTAATTGGATAGTAGCATTAGTTTACTTATAAATCAATATAAAAAACGCATTTTGCAAACTTTTTTATGATCACATATTGACAAGAATGCAAAACGAGACTATTATACAGTAAAAGGTTGCAAAATGAGAACTAAGGAGGCGATAAGATGCAAATTGCAGAATGCAACAAACCAATAGCTGGAAATATTCAGAGAATTATTTCAGAAAAAGGATTAAAACAAGGAGCGGTTGCGGAAAGAGCTAACATTTCACCCAATGCGTTTAGTGCAATGGTAAGAGGGAGAAGACTTATTAAACCGTGTGACGTCTTAGATATCGCATCAGCACTTGGAGTGACAGTGAATGAACTGTATCAGAGAGGAGATGAGTAAAGATGAAGAAACATGCAGGAAGAAATATAGTAGCAATAGTATTAGCAGGTGTTGTAATAAAGCTATTGACAGAAATTATGCATTTGAGCATTGACAGATACCAGTTAAGTTGCATCTATATGCTTTTGTATTTGTGCATTACAGAAGTTTTAAAAGGAAATTAGTGATCCATGCGAGAGGAGATGAGGAAAAAGTGAAACCATACGAAGAAATGACACGCTGGGAATTATGGGATGCAATGCAGATTGCCGGAGAAATGAAGGACGGAAGAAACATGAGAAGAATTCATAAATGTCTAAAAAAATATAATGACGGCGTACCATTCATGTATCGATATCCATACTTTCCAATAATTCTTAGCATTGTGGCACTCATAATGCAGATAGCGACAGTAATAGTGAAATTATACTTATAACAAGGGCGCAAATGGAAACGGTTACTGGTATAAGAAAGCGAATAAAGTCAGATTTTACTTCAGCAATGTAGGATTTCCCTTTTTCGGATATCTTGACAGATATATATTCCAAGTTAATTGTTTCAAGATGGCCAGTATCAGAGTTGTATTGAGTTAAACTTTTATGTTTTGCATTTAAAAATCCGAGGTTATCAAGATATTTCACAATTTCTAGTTGACTTTCAGACATATTTGAGCAGTCAAGAGTATTGACTTTATATATTTTCCTAAAAAGTTGTTTTTGAGGTTTGGATAAATGAATCATGATTACTCCTTTGCATTTTATAAAGCATACCACAAAGGAGAAGAAAAAGACAGAGAGGAGATGAGTAAAGATGAACAAATTAGAAGAAATTCTTACTGGAATACCACAAGAGATAAAAACACTGGAAGTAGACACTGAAAAGAAGATTTTCAAGTTGAATGGTATCGATTTTGGAAAAGGATGTGAAGAATTTGTGATCAGTTGTACTGGTGGAGAAGGATTTAAGATTCGCATGGAACTTTCAAAACGTATTATCTATGCCAATTACGGAACAGACAATACGTTAGAAAGCGAACCAGAAGTAATAGAAAAAGCTACGGAATAAACTGGGAGATAAATTGAGCCAGCTCTTTAACGTTGTTTTTGAATCTGTTTTCCATGTATTCAATGGCATCTGATGTTAATTCAAAAGATCCAGTAACCCAGACTTTAAAGTAATGCAAATGTTGTAATTCTGAGCATGTGGAATGAAAATCATCCTCATGCCACGAAGAGAGAGAATCAGTCTCATGAATATAGTCTTCAGAAAAATAACGAGATTCAGTTTTTGACTGTCCTGATTTTACTCTTTCCAAGTAATCATGGTAACAGATACAGAGTAATGCTTCGGCATCTTTGGTCATAATAGACGTCTCCTTTCATAATACTCGGATACGGCAATGTCCTGTAAGGAGATTGTAACACCAAAATAATTCAATAGAAAGAGTGTCACGGACAACTTTTAAAGCATTAGATAAGAACAGGAGGTGCAGTGTATGGAATATAAGAGAGTAATCCAGGAATTTCCAAATGGTACCAATATCAACCTTATTCCAATCCTAACACCGGAAGAGGAAGAAAAGCGGCATCAGCGGTTGAATGATGCAGCTGTCAGGCTTCTGCTTGCCCAGGAAAAAAAGGATAAGGAAAAACAGATGAAAGTTGCCACGTAGGAAGTGGCGGAAGGACAAGCTATGAGAGTGATCATTGAAAATTATTCGAGAGTTCCATTGCCTGTAGCAGTATTAATGGTTTTCTTAAAGCTGAATGGAAATTCAGATAAGGAAAAAGAGAGACATGTGGTAATCGAAAAGCAGGAAAAAATCGATGGAACGATCTTTACAGTGAGGGATGAATGATGAAAAAGAAAATTTTAGAAGGCGTAGGAATGCTTTTCGTAGCAATTGGCAGTTGCGAACAGCTGGTTATGTTTGCCCTGATAGGCTTTTACCTGCTTTATAGAGTGGCGAAAGGAGAAGATTATGAAGATTGCAGCGAAGATGGAGATTAGTCCTCATGAGGAAGCACTGATTCAGGATTTTATAAAGCAAATGAAGCAGGAACATCCAAATTTGGAATTGTCTATGAATGACATTTATGATTCGGCACTTCGCACCGGAATAGACGCTGTGTTAGAGCAGATCCGTACAGATCGCAGACAGAAAATAATGGAGGACTGGATACATGAAACAAAAAGCTACAAAAGAAAAAATGATAGCGGAATATAAAACATGGTTTGCTATTTTCCTCAAATGTTTAATCGAAATAAAGGTTGATGCTCAGATCAAGGCAGAATATACCGAGGAATACCGGCACAAATTAACAGGAATGCTTGAGCTGATGAATGGCATGAAAGTGATCACAGACGAAGAATATCTGACCATGTATAAAGAAGTGGAGAAAGAATTTAATACAGAACGATTATATGGCTTCAGATATCTTATGAGAACGGAGGTGTTCCATGCTGACCGTGACTGAGGTTGTGGAAAAGATCTTCAAACAGCCGGATATATTCAACAGCGAGATGGCAGCAGGCGAGTACTGCAAGGCAAAGTGGACGTACATAAACACAGTGTTTGTGGCCGGATTCATTGAGATGGACAGGGAAGCACTGGACAGGCTGTTAGAGATGTTCAACGAGAAAAAAGTGAAGGAAGCATTCAGGAAAGCAGGTGGACCAGATGATACAGGATGCAGACCTAAAAAGAAAGCTGATTCTGCAGGCTGACATATTCCAGCATCATTACAGAAAAAAGGAATATGCAGAAGCAAAGCTGATAAGGGAAAGGGCAGGGATAGTCGCAGTGTTCATACGGCTTCCGGAGAAAGAGCGCACAGAGTTTTTCGGAGATAGGCAGGGAGACGAACCAATAGAAGGACTGTTCAGAGAAGAACAATGTATCAGGGCAGGGTTTGAGTGCATCAGGAGAGGCTTTGACATGCAGCGCATGACGTATGAGGATGTCATGGCATTGGTAAATAAAAAAATGGGTTAAGAAACTAGCACTTTCTTAACCCTGTGAGTAAAAACGTTGGGAACGTATAACTCTATATTTATATTACCACAAAAAGCCTGAAAATGCAAGGAAAACGGGGATTTTTCATCTCCGTTTCAGCCTTGATAAAGATATTAAACTTAGGACACGGTGGGGATATGACAAAAAGAAAACAGCACAGGTTTAAAGGTGGAAAGATCATTGATGTGGAAGAATACCACGATGGGAGATATGGAGCACCGGGATGTAAGAGAGAGAAGAAAAAGAATCCGACAAAAGAGCAGATACAGAAGAGCAATGCATGGAATAAGGCAAGACGATGTAGATGGAAGCTGTTGGAGTATTTTTCTCCCGGTGACTGTTTTGCAACATGGACATATGAGGTAAAGAACAGACCGCCGGATATGGCAGGAGCATTGAAAGATTTCCAGAAAGCAATGCGGAGCGTGAGGAAGGAATATAAGAAGCGTGGACAGGAATTGTTCTGGATCAGGAATATTGAAAGGGGAACAAAGGGAGCGTGGCATATCCATCTGATCGTGAATGAGATCGGAGAGACAGCGAGTATTTTACAGAGAGCCTGGACGAAGGGCGGCACATGGTCGATCGAGATCAGGAACAGTAAATACCATGATGAGGATTTTTCCAAATTATCAAGCTACTTGACCAAGGATGAACATACAACAGATAAGAAATCGGATGGAAGCCCGGCAAAACCACGTATCAGCGAATCCAATTATAACTCAAGCCGGAATATGCCGCTGCCAGAGCCGAAGGTGGACAAGCTGGTACGGTGGAAATCAGAGCCGAAACCGAAAAAGGGCTATTACATATCACAGATCCATGAGGGAATCAATCCGGTAACAGGATATAAATACAGGAGGTACACGATGATCCGATTGAAAGAAGGTGACAGCGGATGAAGGAAGTGAGCATTTACATAGTGACCGGCATAAAAGGCAGGTGGCAGCAGGACGGATATATAGGCTACGTGTTGGAATATTACAAGGAAAACAGCAAGTACCCGGTTCTGGTGCGTGAAGTTGCACCAGTGCAACAGATGAATGAGAACCGTTCCACCTTGGAAGCTTTGATACAGGCAATGCACCGGATGAAAGAAAAATGTATTTTGACCGTGTATACAGAATCGAAGTATCTGTACAGCGGATATGAGGACACAGAGTATGTAAAACGCTGGAAACAGAACGACTGGACAAGGTCTGACGGTCACGAGATAAAAAACCGTGACAAATGGCAGGAACTGGACAGGCTCATGCAGGGAAACCTGATCAGAATTTTGTTGAACGAGACAAACGCTTATACCAAGAGTTTATGGGAAGAAATCAAAATAAAGGAGAGATAAATTATGGCATTATTTGAAAGATTTGGAGAATTTGACTCTGTGGAAGAATTGAACATGAAAGCAGAGGGATTAAAGGAAGAGGGAGACCTTGAAAGCCTTAAGGTGTTGGCAGAGGAGAATGGACTGGATGCAGCAGACGCAGAGGATTATGCAAACGGAATCGTGACGGAGCTGGCAAGTGACCTAATGGCGGCAGCGGGAAAGATTGCAGTCGAGAGCAAGGCGCTGGGCATTGATGGGATCATGTCAGACTGGAAAGACACTGTGATAGAGGAATGTGCGGAAGACAAAGATTTCTGTGCAGCAGTCAGAAAAAAGGGAAAATACCTGAAAGAATACATGGCAAAGCTGATCCAGTACGCTTTTGAGAATAAAGTACCGGTAAGTGCCGAGATCCTTAAGATCACAAAAGTAAAACACAACGGAAAACTGGAAAATTTCAACGGACCGCTTTACCTCGGCATTCCAAACAGAATGGAAGTTAGGAAAATAGCCAGAAAGTATTATTTGGGAGAGTAGAAAGATGCTTGCATATAAAGGGTTTAACAGCAATCTTACCTGCACAATGGGAAAAGGAACGTTCCAGTATGAGCAGGGAGTGAAATATACAGAAGAAAATGCACACTGCGGCGCAGACGGATTCCATGCAACAGACGATCCACTTGGGGTATTGAGCTATTATAACAAATCGGATGACCGCTATTTTCTGGTGGAACTCGGCGGAAATATCGACGAGGACGGAGTGAACAGCAGGATATCTGCACCGGAGATCACGCTCATGAGAGAACTGTCAAAAACAGAGATGTACATGAGAGGCCTTATATGGATGTCCAGACATCCGAAAGCGAAGAGGGCGTCAGTTGTACGTGAAGAAACCGGGGATGCAGCAGGATCAGGGTATGTGATCGTGAGAGGAAAACATCCGAAAGCCAGAGGAAAGAAAGGTGATCTGCTTTACACAGCAAAAGAGAACAGAGCCGGAGAGATAACCGATGCCGGAGTGTATGAGGTAGGGATAGATGGCTTTGAGGAAGATGTATTTTATGGTGTAGACGGAAAGGCGGTGCACGATGAATAAAAAAGAACTGGAAAATCTGCGGACGCTGAACGCAACAAAAAGTATGATAGAGGCATTACGGATGCCGGGAAGGAAAAATGACTGGAACGGTAAACAGCATAAATACAGATATTGGCTTGCAGCGAGATGCCAGCAGCTCGATAGAATATTAAAAGTCTCCATTTGCACGAGGGAGGATCTGGATAAGAACATCCTAGTACCAAAATGGGATATTTTCATCAACTATGAAGGAGAAACTTATACCACAAGAGAAAGACAGGATGATGGAACCTATAAGTGGCGGACAGCAATGATCATGAACCTGGAAGAATTGTATACGGGCAGAAGAGAATATGATTTTTATATGTATTTCAACAAAGGTGGAAAGTATACAGTAAGAAAACTGTTAAAGACAGTAAATACAGGAAGTGCCGGGATCATGGAGTGGCAGCAGGGGTGCAAAAAAAGAAGGGAAGATGAGCGGATCAGGAAGTTGACAGACCGGTGGGATGAAGTGATGAAGCCGGTAGGGAAGCCGCCGAAAGGCTTTAGGGACTGGTATGAGCATAACGGCTTTGACGGAAGTAATTTTATTTACTATAAAGGTGCCGGTGCGAAGACCGGGTACTGCACATGCTGCCTGAAAATGGTACAGCTTGACGTAAAACCAAAACATAATATGCCGGGAAAATGCCCAGTATGCCATAGAATTATAAATTATGTTTCGCGTGCAAAAAAGAAAAATGATGTACATGTGCGGTGCAGGGCGTTTACATACATCCAGCGTTATAAAGACGGACTCATCCAGCGCAGGTTTGTAGCAGGAAGAACGGACACAATGAATGCACTGGGTGTAAACAAGTGTGACTTCTGGGAATCAGAGACACACCGGCAGATTGTGAGCGCGGGTGTGGTAGAGGTATACGAGTACGGAGAATATAAAAGAAGAAAAATGTGCTGGCATGAAACAGATTTGTATTGTGTTCCGTCTGACGGCAGCATGGTGTATGCAAGAAATCTTTCAAACGTATTCAGACACTCCAGGACATCCTATCCTATCGCAGTAAAAAGTGGATGCGTGGAAGATATCGGGCGTTATCTGAAGAAAGAAAAAGAAAGGCCTCTGATAGAGATGTGCATGAAAGCAGGGCTCACGATGCTGGGAAGGTATTTCCTCAATGATTGGGGGTATAACAACACAGAGAAAAATATAAATGCACACGAACTTGGAAAGATGCTCTGCATTGATAAGGGGAGGTTAAAAAGACTAAAGGATATAAATGGGGACGGAAAGATTTTAAAGTGGCTGCAGGAAGAAAAGAGAAATAACACCATATACCAGGATGAGGACATCAGGACCTTATGCGAGGCAGACATCTACCCGGAAGACACAAAACGCAAAAATCCTTTTCAATATCTGTCAATACACAAAGTCTGCAACTATCTGAGAAAACAGCAGGAGTACAGAAGATCACTTGGAAGAAAAGAGAATATGCGTTATCTGTGGAGTGACTGGTGCGATTATGTGGACATGATGCAGAAAATGAAAATGGACTGCACGGTAGAACTGCTTTTAAAACCGAAAGACCTCACAGTGGCACACAATGAACTGGTGGCGAGGATATCACTTAAGGATTCAGCAAAAGAGATCCGGGAAAAGGAAAAGAAATTCAAAAATGCCAAGAGCCTGGTAGAATCCGGAGAACTTATAAAGTATGAATACAGTGAAGGCAGGTATTGTATCGTTGCGCCCAAAAGTATCAAGGACATTTACGAGGAAGGAATTGTATTAAAGCACTGTATTCATACATGCGATGTTTATTTTCAGAGAATAGATATCAGGGAAACATACCTGCTGTTTTTGAGAAGGGCAGCAAGACCGGATGTACCGTGGTACACGCTCGAGATTGAGCCGGGAGGAAATATAAGGCAGAAAAAATCAGTGCTGAATGAAGCCTATAAGGATCTGAATGATGCAATGCCGTTTTTGAAAAAATGGCAGCAGTGGGTAAAGAAAAATCTGTCGGCAGAAGATAAGAAGCTGGCAGAAAAGAGCAATAAGGCAAGAATTAAGGGATACAAACAGTTAAGAGAAGAAAAGAAGCTGATCTGGCACGGCAGGCTGCAGGGAACACTGCTTGCGGACGCACTGGAAAACGATTTCATGGAAGTTGTATAGGAGGAGAACAATGGAACAGGTAATAGGATACAGATCATATCAGGAATATAAGCAGGAACTGGATACAGAACTTAAGAAAACCGCAGAGGGATTTGTGCGTATTGGATATTTGTTAAAAGTGGCACGGGATACCAGTATTTTAGCGGAAAGCCAATATGACAATGTAGTAGATTTTGCACGTGCAGAGTATGGTCTTGACAAGACACAGGTAAGCAGGTTCATGAACATCAATGATAAGTTCTCAGAGGGTGGATATGCGCCGGAGCTGAAAGCAGAATATCAGGGATTCGGGTATGCAAAATTATCAATTATGCTTCTGCTCCCGGAAGATGTCAATAATGTGCTGACACCGGATTATAGCAAAGCAGAGATCCAACAGATCAAGGACGAAGTAGACGAAGAGAAAAAAACGACAGATATCGAGGTCATGCTGGAAGAAAAGGACAGTGTGCAGCAGTCATTTGACACAAACATTGAAAAAGCTGTGTATCAGCTCGGAAAGGATGCACCGGAAGTCTACAAGAGACTGTGGGAATCCTCAGTAAAGAACGGAGAGTCAGGAAAACGGTTTATCGAGAATCTGATACCGGATGAAAAAGCGATGTATATTGTGCGGATTCCGGGAGCCGGCAGATGTATGTTGAGCATGAAAGCGGAAGAGGATGCGGTAAAACTGATCAATATCAGGGATTCCTCAGCGAATGAAACCTACACAAAGCAGGAATTAGAGGATGCACTCAAAAAAATGATGCCAGATACAGACACATGGGGAAAAGCATGGCAGAGCCTTTACGGTGAAAAACTTCCGGCAGAGAAAAATGCAGCAGTTGCACCGGTGCAATCAAAGGCGGCACCAAGAAAAGAAAGTAAGGTTATCGTTCCAAAGAAACCGGAACCTGAGAAAAGCGTGCCAGAATCGAAAGAAAACGTTTCGAAAACAGTACAGAAACCGGAAATGACATTGAATGATGTAAATCCGGAGATTCCAGCGCCTGATCCAAAACCAGTTGAAGAGGATGTACCGGAAGAAAAGCCGGATGTGCAGCAGGATACCAATGAGCAGATACCGGGACAGGACGAGATCGAGAACCACCCGGAGTATATGCCGGAGAAGAAAACAGACCAGCAGATCATTGAGGATGCCAAGAGAACAATTGAAGCTATCCGCTTAACTCTAAATGACTGGGAATATACGATACCACAGGGAATGCTGGCAACCATATTAGATAGTATTGAATATTTAAAAGATACTTTACAGGAGCTGGTCAAAGGAGATGCCAATGAGGATGATGTTTAGGATCAGGCTTTTCATCTGGTCCGTATGGATGCGGCTGCCAAAGCCATGGTTAAAGAGGAAATACCAGAAAGAGATCGAGCGGATGCAGCAGGCGGTGAAGAGATGAAAAAAAGCAAGAAAAATAAGGTTAACTACAATTTTCCCAAAGAAACCTGTGAACTGATCGCAGAAAGGGATGGTAATGAGTGCCTGTTCTGTAAAATGCAGTACCACATGGACAAGTGCAGATCAGAAATGCTTTTAGGAATACCGGACATCATGCATTACATAAATAAAAGCCAGGGCGGACTAGGCATTGAGGAAAATGGTGTGTTTGGCTGTCGCTATCACCATGGATTGCTGGATAACGGCAACTTAGGACTACGGCCGGAAATGTTAGAGATTATGAAAGAGCACCTCATGCAGCAGTACCCGGACTGGTCAAAGGACAAGCTTGTCTATAAAAAATGGGATTTTCCAACTTTTGGATAATATATCACGGTAACTGTCGAGAGAGGATTTCCGGAAGCGTAGCTGGGGCTTCCGGAAGAAAGGAGAATTATGAAACAGCCAAGTAAACCGACAAGAGCACAGAAAGTGATTATTTCTGCACACAAACTAAGACCGGAAAACTGGATGGTCGTATACGAGAGCAAGGACACATTGGAAGTCATCAGTAAAAAGACATCCATGCGGAAGGTTTTGAATAAGTGAGGCGGAATCATGCAAAAGAAATGTAAATATTGTGGGAAAGAATTTGACGCTACGAAATCAAAGCGTCTGTATTGCAGTGATAAGTGTAAAAAGAGTAGATGGAGAGAAAAGGATAAAAAGCGGAAATACGGTGTGCATATGGAAAATCCGAATGCAGCAGGCGTTGATATGGCGGTAAAGGCAAGGGAAGCCGGTATGACATACGGACAGTATGTAGCGAAGATGGGAGGCACGAATCATGCGGAAAAACACAAAAAAATATAAAAGAGAGCTTGCAGCAGCAAAAGCAGATATCAAGAGATTACTCAGTGAGGAGCATGTGCCGTGTGAATTTTGCAGATATGAGGCACGAATGGATGTACCGTGCACGCAGGGTAATAAAGAATGGTGCAGACAGCATGCAGTATGGAAAGGATGCGGAGGAAAAATATCATGACACATGAATTAAAAATACAACCAAAATATTTCCGGGCAATTCTGGATGGAAAGAAAACTTTTGAAATCAGAAAAAATGATAGGGGATACAAAGTCGGAGATAAAGTAGTTTTAAAAGAATGGAAGGATGACAAATATTTAGGTGGAGAAATCCATGGTGTCATTAAATATATGATCGGAGACGAATTTGAAGGACTGCAAGACGGATATGTAGTTTTTTCCATCGGGATTTACAAAATAGTACGGTCGGCAGATTAGTGAGTTAAATTAGAATTTAGGAGAAGATTGTATATGGAAAAAGAAAAAATAAAATGGCTGGAATGGAGTGGAAATGTTGAAGAATGGGGCAAGATAGAATGCCCGATGCTAGGAAATGAATGGGTAATGACGTATTACCCAAAAGGTACGCCTTGCTATTATTCTTACACTGTTCCTTTTATGGATGAAAGCGGAGACGTATGCTACTACAGATTTGACCATGACGAAGGATGCTGGGATGAAGATGTTATGTATACCATATGTCAGAGTGAAGAGTATCAAGAGAGCATGATTTTTAAGATGTAAACTGAACATGAGGTAGAAATAATGGATGCAAAGAGAAAAGCAATACCAAAAAGCATTAGAATGACGGTATATCAGAAGTGCAACGGTCATTGTGCTTATTGCGGATGCAGCTTGGAATACAAAGATATGCAAGTAGATCATGTGATACCTCTGAATGGTTGGAGCGAACAGGGGACAGACACGGTTGACAATATGCTTCCTGCTTGCCGAAGCTGCAATCATTATAAGAGTAGATCTACACTGGAAGGTTTTCGGAAAATGGTTGCTGCTATGCCTGATACTTTAATGCGCGATAGTAATACATACAAAAATGCTGTGAGGTTTGGACTGGTGATACCGAATAAAAAGCCGGTTGTTTTCTATTTTGAGGAAAATAACTAAACTGAACTTTAGGTTATATTGGTGATTGAAAATCGTTCCTGGAGTATTATAATATATATTAAATGATAAAGGTGGCGATTACGAAAGATGAAAAAGTTTTTTAAATTTTGTTGGTACAAGAAAAGCGAACTATTGGTTCTGTTTGTGGCAAATTTATTTGTTGCTGAATATTTATTTGAAATTTTTAAAATATTTAAAATTGTACCAATGGTTTTAGTAGCAATCGTTTTAACATTTGGGATAATAGTGTATGGATATTTAAATAATAAGGATTATTTTAAACGATTGTATGTAAAGGTATGCATAGAATACAAGATAAGAGATGAGTATAAGAACTATAGTGAAATAAAAAAAATTATAGAAACATATATGTTCGAAGGACAGTTAAATGTTAAACAGAATATTGCGGTTATTGAATCAGCAATAGAGAAAGAAAAAGCGTTTAATATTTTTAATTCTGCACTACTAACTATATGTGGGGCAATAATTGGAGTGGTATATGGAGAGAATATATTCATAAATTTGCAAATGATGATTATATATGTATTATTATTTTTAATGTATTATGTAGTAGGTAGCAATATCCCTAGAAGTGCTTTTATAAGAAAGGTAATAGATAGTATAGATATACCAGAAAAATAATACATAATAATATAAGTGAAAAGTGCTTATATGAGATGAAGAAAAGGATTAGAAAATTATTACAATAATTAGCGCCATAGAGCCGAATGTATAGAACATAAATGTTTTATATGTCCGGCTCTTTTTATTTTGGAGGAAAGATGTATAGGACACAAAGGAATTATGAAAATGTACAGCGAATGCTATTTAATGGAATTGGGGAGTATGACATACCACAAATAGAATCTATACAATTTAATAATGCAGAATTTATCGGGTTTAACTATGCCAGAAGTGCAAAGAACCCAGAGGATAAGGCAGTGCATTTCTTTCTGGATGATTACCAGTTCAATAGAGTATGGACAGACGCAGATAGATATATTCCGATGTTGCAGCGGTTCAAGTACGTATTAACGCCAGATTTCAGCTTGTATACGGACTTTCCGAAAGCCTTGCAGATATACAATCATTATCGCAAGCATTGGCTGGGTGCGTACTGGCAGATGCATGGTATCAATGTCATTCCTACGATTTGTTGGAGTGATCAGAAATCATTTGAATGGTGTTTCGATGGAGAACCTACACAAAGTGTTGTTGCAGTATCTTCCGTTGGAACACAAAACAATAAGGAAAAGAAAAAATGTTTTCTGGATGGCTATCATGAGATGGTGGAGCGGTTACAGCCTACACAGATTATCTTTTATGGCAGAGTACCAGATGAATGCAAGGAAAATATTATACACATAAAGCAGTTTAGTGAAAAATGGCATGAAGCGGAGGCATCACAATGGTAGTAAATTTACAATTTTTGGGTGGGCGTGGTAGTTCTGGAGACCAGAGAAGAAGCACACGCGGCAGACGCGGAGAAAGGAAAGGCATTTAATGGGCGGCAGAGGAGCGAGTAGTGGGATAAGCGATAGCGGCAAACGATATGGAACTGAGTACAAGACCATTGCACAATTCGGAAATGTAAAAGTAGTCCGAGCCAATGATGGCGGAGCGAAGGCTCCGATGGAAACAATGACACCAGGGCGTGTATATGCTACAGTAGATAAATTCAACGACATTAAATATATCACATTTCATGATGTTGAAGGGGAAAGAGTGAAGCAAATTGATGTGAAAGGAAAGAAGCATAATGGAGCATTGCCACACACTCATAACGGATATGAACATGACGAATATGGAACATATCCAGGATTGTCTGGGAAAGACGAAAAGTTAGTAAATAATGTATTGCAGCAATGGGAACGCAAACGAAAGAAATTGAATTTATAAATGGGATATGGTATATTTAAGTTGCAAGGCTATAGTTCACAGAGGAGAATACCGCATAGCGGAGAGCCCGGTGCAATTCCGGGTAACTTGCATAAGGTAGAAGATAGTTTAGGCTGGCAGAACAGGTTGATAGACAAGGCATCGGTTCAATTCCGGTTGACTACCAAGAGGATGTACCATAACGGTATGTCCTTTTTATTTAAAAGTGCAGCAGTTGCACCGGTGCAACTTGTTGACTTGTATCAAAAAAGAAAATATAATATGTGTAACAGAGCCGATGAGCCAAATACATGGAGAAAAACCGTGTATTTGGCTCTTTTTTTATATTTTTTTTCGGAGGTGGCAGCAGGATGAATGCAAATAAAACAATTCAAAAATTGCAGATGGCAATATTGCAGCAGGGTTTAGCTGTTACCGTAAGCAGGAGACAATTTTTTTCAACAAAAACTCAACATTTTATAACAATTACAGCATTAAATATTAAAGTTCTTCACTTTTTTAAGAAAAAAGGAGAGTGGAAAGAGCAGAATTACGAGATTATGAGCAGTGCTTCCCAACTGGAAATTATTGAGTGCCTGCTGGAAATATATAAGGCAGTCAGTGGATGAAGAAAATAACGCCAAAACAAAAGAAATTCGCGGATTTTTACATTGAATGTGGAAACGCAACAGAAGCTGCAAAAAGGGCGGAATATTCAGAGAAAACCGCCTATTCTATTGGACAAAGGTTGTTGAAAAATGTTGAAACATCTGCCTATATAGCCAAAAGGCAGCAGGAGATTGAAAGTGAGAGGCTCTGTACACTGAAAGAAATACAAGAATTTAGAAGCCGTGTGATACGAGGAGAGGAGAAAGACGCCTTTGGTCTTGACATAGAAATATCTGATAGATTGAGTGCATGTAACCAACTCGAAAAAGCTTTGGTAATTGAAGAGATGGAGAAAGAGCGAAAGAAGCGCGAAGAGGAAGCTTTGAACAGGGGAACGTATCATACGGATCTGGATGTTGTGGCAGATACATTTCATTCAGTTGTGAGAGATATCAGGAAACATGGTCATAGAGAATATGTTTTTGAAGGAGGACGAGGAAGTACCAAGTCATCCTGTGGAACAATCATCCCTTATGAACTCATGGAGAATAATCATAATATTCATGCATTGGTAATCAGAAAGGTAAAAGACACATTGAGAGATTCTGTATATGCACAAATGCAGTGGTCATGCGATAAGCAGGCGGAGAACCCAATGTTTGACCGTGACAACTGGAAGTTTGGACTAAGCCCACTCGAAATAACATATACACCGACTGGACAGAAAATATACTTTCGAGGTGCGGATGATCCTGGAAAGATTAAATCTATCAAACCGCCATTCGGTTATATTGGAATTGTGATATTTGAGGAGTTAGACCAGTTCAGTGGACCAGAGGAAGTGAGAAATATAGAACAGTCGGCTATCCGTGGTGGTAATGATGCATATGTATTTAAGTTTTTCAATCCACCGAAGAGTAACAGTAATTGGGTTAATATCTACGTAAAGACACCAAAGGAGTCGATGTGCGTACACCATTCAACATATAAAGATGTGCCGCCGGAATGGCTGGGAAGAGATTTCATAGAAGAAGCAGAGCACTTACGGGAGGTAAACCCGGATGCATATGAGCATGAATATATGGGCGTGGCGAATGGAAATGGAGGTATGGTGTTCGATTATTTGGAACTGAGAGAGATTACAGATGATGAGATTGCAAGAATGGATCGTATCTATCAGGGAGTAGACTGGGGATGGTTTCCTGATCCTTACGCATTTATCAGAAGTTACTATAATCCGGCACAGGAAAAGATATATCTGATTGCGGAAAACGTAGTCAAAAAGACAAAGAATACACAGACAGGGCAGTGGATCATTGATCATGGATATGATGACTATGAAATTGTATGTGATAGTGCAGAGAAAAAATCTGTAGGAGACTATGTTGATATCGGGTTACCGGCAAGACCTGCAATTAAAGGACCGGGAAGCGTAGAGTATGGGATGAAATGGTTGCAGGGAAAGACGATTGTTATTGATCAGGCGAGAACACCTCATGCATATAAAGAATTTACAGAATATGAGTATGAGAGAGACAAGGATGGCAATGTGATCAGTGGGTATCCGGATGCTGATAACCACACGATAGATGCCGTGAGATATAGTTATGAACCACTGTGGCGTAGAAGTGAACATAAAGCTTAGGAGGATGAAATGGGAATTATACAGACACTTGGAATGTGGAAAGAGAGGATAAAAAGAATGTTCAAAGGAAATATCAAAAATGAATTTGGTGTGACAGGAATTACTTCAAATGCAATGGAAGATGCAATAACAGATTGGATGGATGTATATCAGGGAAAAGCATCCTGGGTTGATCATACCAAAGGAATCAAGACAATTAAATTTGCAAAAGCTGTTTGCTCCGAGACAGCCAGACTGACCAATCTGGCACTGGGAATCACATTCGATGGCAGCAGGAAAGACTATATGACAGAATGGTGTGAAAGGGCGATCATGCCGAATCTGCGCCGCTGGGTAGAATATGGCTGTGCAAGCGGCACGATTATTATAAAACCAAACGGAGTGGGTGCTGACTTTGTGACACCGGACAGATTTGAAATTGTTGGGAAAGATGGAAATGGACTGATTGCCGGGATTATATTTGAAGATCGCTACAGAGAGAATGATAAATATTATACCAAGCAGGAATATCACAGATTTTTTGATGCAAAGGTCAATTATGGAGATGGTGATTACAAGAGTGTGAAATATTACCAGATTTCCAATAGGGCATATGTAAGCAGCAATTCAGGAGAACTTGGAAAAGAGATTGAATTAAGCCAGACAAAATGGAATACTTTACTGCCGGATGTATCAATTACAACAAAAAACGAAGTTGGCTTAAATGGGATGATGTTCGGGGTGCTTCGGATGCCGGCGGCCAATGACATAGATGTTGACAGTCCTTTGGGAATGGCAATCTATTCTGACGCGATGGAAGAATTAAAAGATTTGGATATTGCATACAGCAGATACAGTGAGGAAGTGAAGGACAGCAGAGCGTTGGAACTGATCGACAGAAGACTTGTAAGAGAACCGGGGCACAAGGTAAATGAGGAGGTTGAACTGGATTTACCGAAACATTTCATTCCGGTATCGGGCGAGGGGGATCAGGAATTTTACCAGGCGGTGGAAAGACCTTTGAAGGTAGATGAAAGAATCAAAGGAATCAATGCACAGCTTTCATACATTGGCTATAAATGTGGGTATTCCAATGGATATTTTGCGTTTGACCAGAAAACCGGGATGGTAACAGCAACGCAGGTGGAATCAGACGATCGCAGGACCATACAGTTGATCAAAGATATCAGGGATGCATTACAGGTATGTCTCGATCAGGTTTTTTACGCGCAGTCAGTATTTGCCGATTTATATAATCTGGCACCGGTAGGCAATTACACAGCAAATTATGCCTTTGGAGATATCACGTATAATTTTGAGGAAGATAAAGTACATCATTACAATCTGGCGGTACGGGGCATTTATCCGTGGGAAGAATACTATGTGAAGTTTTTAAAATATTCCAGGGAAGAGGCAAAAGCATTAATTGAACAGGCAAAATCAGAGAATCAGGCTGATGGAATAGAATATGACGAGGAATAATATATGTTGACACCAGAATATTTACAGGAGATCACAGATAAAAGTGAGAGCCTTGCAGCAGGATTAAAAGAATATATCATAAAACGGATTGTGCGGAGTATTATGGTACGCTTGCAGCGAGGAGAGGAATTTACGCTTTCCCAGACAAATATGTGGAATATACAAACGCTGCAGGAATCTGATTCGCTTTTGGCGGATATTATGAAAGAGATAAAAAAACAGACAGCAGAAAGCAATAAGGTTGTAAAGAAGGCTTTTAAGGATGCAGGAATTACAGCACTCAGATATGAGGATGCAGAGTATGAAGCCGCCGGACTTGCAGCAGCGATTGGCACAAAAATGTCACCGGAATATATCAGAATCCTTGAAAGAAATTATGAAGCAACAAAGGGAGAATTAAAGAATCTTACAGGAACGATTGCTAAAGCGGCGCAGGTAACATTTATTGATGCCTGTGATGAGGCTCTATTTAAAGTTCAGACAGGAACATGCAGCAGATCACAGGCAGTGAAGGAAGCAATTGACAAGGCTGTAAAAGAAGGCGGGACGGTAAGCTATCCATCAGGACACAAAGATACAGTGGAAACGGCAACTCTCCGGGCAGTCAGAACAGGGATTGCAAAGGCGGCTGGTGATATAGCATTAAAGCGGATGGCGGAGATGGATGTGTGGGCTGTTTTAACATCTGCACATGTTGGAGCCAGAAGTACGCCGATACCAGAACCAGCAAACCATGAATCGTGGCAGGGACAGGTATTCTATGTGGATCTGGTAAAGTTGGGACTTGCAAAAGAGTACACAAAAGAAGCTGAGAGAGCCAAAAGTTTACACCCTGATTTTATTGAAAAGACCGGGTACGGAACTGGCGAGGGAATATTGGGCTGGAATTGCAGACATTCCATCGGTACATGGATAGACGGAGTGAGCAAAAATAACTACAAAAAAATCGATACAGAAGAAAATAAAAAAGTGTATGATTTGCAGCAGGCACAAAGAAAACTTGAGCGCACGATCAGAAAGTGGAAGATACAAAAGAACGGCTATAAGGAGGCAATGGACAAAGCTGAGGATGACGAAACCAGAGAAGCACTTGACGCTCAATACCAGAAAGCAAAAGAAAAAGTGGCATATTATAATAAAAAGTATGGACAATTCTGTGAAGAAAATGATTTGAAACCACAATATGACAGGTTATATGTTGGTGATCCGTCAAAAAAAGTGATTGATAAAAGTGAAGTGAAAGCATATAATATGGACAAGAGGTGATAGAATGCGAGAAAAAGAAACATTCTGGTATCCGTGCCCCGATTGTGGGGAAAAGATGTTGAAAGTACGGCGGGACACAGTATTAATATCATTCCCGGCATATTGTAAACATTGCAAGGATACGAAGATTATTACAGAAATCGAGCCCCTAAGTAAAGTGATGAGCCATTGAGCCTAATACATGATGAAAGTCGTGTATCAGGCTCTTTTTTTATTTCGCGGAATGGCAGCCGCATTGCCGAGTCCGGGGGTAAGGACAAATCCTAATGCTGCTGGCGAGCAGGTAAAAGATACGGGAAGAGGAGGATATGCAACATGAAAAATATTTTTAAAATTTTGGAAGGTCTTGGGATTGAGGTGCCAGAGGATAAGAAAAGCACTCTGGAGAAGGAAGTTCATGAGAACTACCGCACCAAGAAGGATTATGACGATCAGGTGGAAAAAGCAGAATCGACACAGAAACTGTTGGATGAGACAGCGGATAAACTGAAAAAGTTTGATGGTGTGGATGTGGCAGATCTTCAGGAAAAGTTGAAAGAGACGACTGAAACATTGGAGAACGAGCGCGCAGACCGCAAGAAAAAAGAGGAAGAGGCTGAGAGACACGCTACGGTAGCAGAATATCTGAAAGAAAAACGTTTCGTAAATGATATTACCAGAAATGCCATCACGGCAGAGCTTGAAAAAAAGCTTGCGGATGATTCAGCCAAAGGAAAATCAATGGATGATCTTTTTAACGCAATGGTCAAAGATTCCGAAGGAAAAGACATTCCAAACATTCTGGTATCGGAACAGGCAGAGGATGATGCAGATAATGCAGCAGTTTTCACGGAGCCGATGGGAAACCAGACAGACACAAGAATTAAGGGAGATCCAAATAACATGGATTTCGAAACGTACAAAAAATGGAGAGAGCAGAATAGCTAAGAGAGGAGAATAATATGCCAAACAATTTTTTAACACCGCAGATTATTGCAAATGAGGCTTTGATGGTTTTACAGGCAAATCTTGTTATGGCCAATCTGGTCCATAAAGATTATTCAAAAGAATTTGTGAAGGTTGGAGACACGATCACAGTAAGAAAACCAGCGAAGTTCATTGCTAAGAACTTTACAGGAGAAACATCAAACCAGGATGCAACAGAAGGATCAGTACTTGTAAAAATGGACAGATTCCGAGATATTACTGTTCCGGTAACATCAAAGGAACTCACGCTGAACATTAAGGATTTCTCAACACAGATTGTCACTCCGGCAATGCAGGCGATCGCACAGGCAATTGATGAAGACCTTATTGCGGTCGGACTGGAACATGCGAAACACATCGTGAAAGGAAATGCGAGAGCGACAAAGCCGGAAGATATCGGTAATATGGCAAAGCTCTTTGATGTTGCGAAGGTGCCATTAGCAAACAGACGTGTTGTTATGCATCCAACACATAAGTATCGCTATGTAATGTCTGATAATATGTCAAAGGTATCAGAATCTGGAAGCGAGAAAGCTTTGAGAGATGCAGAGATTGGGAAAGTATATTCATTTGACACCTATATGGATCAGAATTGCCCGGATGCACCTGTTGAGACAGGAACAGCGACCGCATATAAAGTTACTGCAAAGAAAGGCGAGGAAACAGTAAAACTTACAGATGTGGATGCAGCTACTGGCACTGTGAAAAAAGGTGATTCTTTTATCGTTGAAGGATATAAATATACAATCGTGGAAGATGCTACTGCGGTGGACGGAACAATTGAAACTGTAAAGATTGACCAGCCACTGCACGCAGATTTCACAGCAGTGGGTGCATTATTGATCAAAGAGCCAAATTCACTGGCATTTCACAGAAACGGAATTGCTCTGGTAACAAGAAATCTTTCGCTTCCTATGGGTGCATCAAAAGCATATATTGCATCTGCCAATGGTCTTGGTGTGAGGGTTGTAATCGATTATGACACAAAACATAAGCAGGATACAATTTCGTTTGATATTATCTACGGAATCAAGGAACTTGATGAAGAGATGATTGGAAAGATCAAGGGCTAAATATGGGATACACATCATACGACTTCTATAGGCAGAAATATTTTGGTGAAAGTGTAAGTGAGACAGAGTTTCCAAAATGGAATGAGAAAGCCAGCGATAAGCTTGATTTTCTTACCTCCGGAAACATCAGGAAGATCGGATACGCGCAGCTTGAAGAATTTGCCAGAGAGCAGATACAGAAAGCTGTGTGTAGACTGGCTGATGAAATGCAGGCTATTGAAAAACGTACAGCAGAATATGACGCAGGAAAAGTGATCAAGTCACATTCGGCAGGAAGTGAAAGCATTAGCTTTGAGGTAGGAAAAAATAAATTAGATGCTATCCTCACAAGCCAGGAGAAGCAGAATATGTATCTTTTGGCAGCAGCCGAAGAGTATTTACAGAATGTAAGCCCAAATCTGTTTTACAGAGGATATGAGTAAAAAGCAAAGACCAATGGATGATCTACAGATTTGAAATTGGTCTTTTTTAAAAGGAGAGTCATGTATACAGATACAATCACAGTATTCAACCAGCAGAAGGTAAAAAAGCAAATTACATGGTATCCAACCGTGATCCGCGGAGTAGAGTTACAGATTACTGCCGGACGGAATAGAAGTACAACAGGATTGGAAAATGCGGATTCTGCCAAAGTATTCATAAAATATGAAAATAGCAATGAAAAGATGCTTGTTGAAACATCACCAGAAGAAAAAAGAGAGTATTTAAAACCAAAGTCATGGAACGCTTATACCGAGAAAAATCAGGCTTTCACGTTTCAGGAAGGGATAGATTTCTTTATTCAGGGTGAGTATCAGGAAGCTGCAATCATGGATGCTGACTATGAAGATGGGTTCTTAAGCTATATGAGTGATCGTTATGATGATTTATTCCTTGTAAATAAAGCAGATTTATATAAGACAATCCCGCATTTGGAGATTGGAGGCAGGTAATGGCAAAAGGGTTCAAAGCGCAGCATTTTGAAGATTACAGTATCGTTAAAGGTAATGTTAAGGTCAAGCTGAATTTGAAACAATATGGTGAAAAACTCCAAAAAGCTCAACGTGATTTAGATGGTCAGATTATGAATGACATGAAACCCTATATGCCGTATCAGGCAGGAACATTTAAGCAACAGACAGCCGCAAGGAGTACGGCGCTGCAGGGAACTGGGAAAGTATGTGCTGGTGCGCCACCGATGGGAAGATTTTTATATGGTGGAAAAGTCATGGAAGGTAAGATAAGCAAAAGTCCATGGGCCATGGAGGATGAAACTAAAGTTCTGACTGACAGAGATTTGGAATATGCAAATCCGGATGCAACAGCACAATGGTTTGAAACTGCCAAAAAAAATCATATGGATGATTGGGTGAAATGTGTTGAAGATAGTCTGAAAGGAAATTGATCATGGAAAAAGAACAGCTCAAAAATGATATTGAAGGTCAGAAAACAATAACGAATGCATTAATGGACCTTTTAAATGCATATCCGGTACTGAAAAGCACACAGAGCATAGACTTTTCTTTCCTGGAAGAATCAAAAGGAATTGCATTTTATGCTTTAGGAGGTGCGGTTATTGTCTCGGATCAAGAAAGTGTAACCGGTAATGTGGAATTAAAATGTCAGTATCCATTTACTGTCGTGTTCCGTGATAAGCCGGTGAGAGAGAACAGAAGAATTGAGATTTGCACTTTTCTTGATAATCTTGGCAGGTGGTTAGAAATGCAACCGATACCGACAGAGGACGGAATGCAGCAGTTGACAGAATACCCAGAGCTGACCGAAGGAAGAAAGATAACACAAATTCAGCGGACGACACCGGCACACTTGGACGGAAGGACAGAGGCAGGAGTTGAGAACTGGATCATAGGATTAAATTTACTGTATGAGCAGGAATATGAAAAGGAGTGGATTTTATGAAATTAGCAAGAAAATGTTTTGCACAGTACTTAGACAGTACATTTGATGTAACAAAAAGCTCACCGGCATGGTTTCTGGTGGGTAAGAATGTAGATGAAATGTCTACAGAACTTAACCCGGATGTGACCGTAGGACAGGATGTAACAGGAGAAAACTATACAGAGGACAATGGATATACACCGTCCGTGGAAGTAGATCCTTATTATGCAAATCCTTCCGATGGAGCTTTTTACGAGAAGCTTGTGGATATCGCAATGAACCGTAAGGTTGATGATAACTGCAGAACATTCATCCTGGAGGTGCTTGTAGAGGATACAGAAGCCGAGACACATAAAGCATGGATGGAAGAGGTTATTGTGAAACCAAAATCAATTGGTGGAAAGGCAAATGTAAGTATTCCATATACCGTAAATTACGCAGGAAACCGTGTTGAGGGTACCGTGACAATCAAAAATAAAGTACCAACTTTCACGGCGAAAACAGCATTATCAGTATAAGGTATTAGGCAGACGCTTAATATATAACACGTGTGGGTGGCAGTGCCTATGCTGCCACCTAAATTCATAGGAGGACGAGACAATGAGTAATAAGAACAGAAAAGTAAGAAATTTCAATGGAAACAATAACAGCATGGAACTTACGGTAGATACCGGTGTGCGCACTTATATTATTAAAAACACACAGGGACGGCAGATTGGTGAATTAGTATTTAATCCGACAGATACAGATATTATCAGCAGATATGAAACAGTGATCGACCGGATCGGCGAAATTGAGACGGTGATCAGGGATAATCCGGGTGCGCAGGGAGTAATGCTGGTATCGGATAAAATAAAGCAGGAAATTGACTACATTATCAATGGTGATTCTACAGCAGCATTTTTCAATGAACAGAGTCCATTGACTACAATTAATGGGAAATTCTACTTTGAAAATGTTTTAGAGACAATTGCGAAGGTTATCACCAGGGAATTTAACATAGAAGTGAATAAGACAAAGAAACGTATGCAGAGATACACCGGTTCCTATATGCCGGGAAAAATTTGAGTATAGGAACCCTGCCACAGACTTTAAAGGTTGGCGGCAGGGATTGGAGGATACGCACGGATTTCAGGGACATATTAAAGATTTTTGAGGCAATGAATGACAGAGAATTAGAGCATGAAGAGAAAATATATACCATGCTCTATATTCTTTATCCAGACCTTGAAAAGATGCCTGTAAGGCTTTATCAGGAGGCAGCAGAACAGGCAAACTGGTTCATAGATGCAGGAACACAGGATGATGAAGGTGAAAATGTCCGGAAAATGGACTGGACACAGGATGAACCGATTATTTTCCCGGCGGTCAATGCAGTTGCAGGAAGAGAGACCAGAGCTGAGAAGTATATGCACTGGTGGACCTTCCTTGGATATTTTATGGAAATCCGGGAAGGCGTTTTTGCAACAGTTGTCCGTATCCGAACGAAAAAGATGGAGGGAAAAACTCTTGATAAATGGGAAAAGGAGTTTTACCGGAAGAATAAAAAAATCTGTGACCTGATCGTTGAAAAGACGGAGCAGGAAAAACAGGAAGAGCAGGAAATTAACAATTTATTAGGATAGGTCAGAGAGCCTTTGAGCCGCCTATGATAAGGTGGTGAAAAGGTGTCAAAGAAACAGGGCGAAGTAATTGTCGAAACCGGTATGGACAATTCAAAGTTCGTAAAAGGTGTAAATGAATTAAAGAACCTCGTTGAGCGACTGACCAATTCGTTAGGTAAATCAAGTAATAAAATAAAACAGTCTTTTTCACAGGGATTTTCTGGTGGAGATACAAAGCAGGCGGCAGCAGGATTTGAAAATCTTACACAGAAAGTAAGTTTATATAAAACACAACTTGAGCATTTACAAAATAATAAAGGACTTGGATTTGGAAATGCGGAGTATGATCAGACTTATCAAAAGCTTTTACTTGCAGAGAGAGAACTTGCAAACTATAAGAGGAATCTGGAAAGCTCTGCCACAGCGGAACAAAAGCAAATTGGTATATTACCGTCATTAGCAAATGGTTTTCGGATGCTGGGAGATTCTGCGGCAGCAGTACCCGGAAGACTTTTAAATATTGCAAAGAGTGCGCCGTCTGCAATGCTTCGGGGCGTAGCAAAGGCGGGGACAAGTGCAGCGAAAGCGGTTGGACAACTTGCGCTGAGAATGACAGGACTGCCGGGCTTATTTAAGAATCTGAAAAACCGATCCAGTGGACTTGGCAGCAGTATTTTTAAACTTGGGAATATGTTTAAACTTCTTGTTGCCAGAATGGGGATGCAGGCTGTAATCAATGGGGTGAAGCAGGGATTTCAGAACCTTGCACAATATTCTTCCAGTGCGAATGCTGACATATCTGCACTGATGTCTGCATTAACGCAGCTTAAAAATAGTCTTGCATCCGCATTTGCTCCATTGTTGTCGGTGGTAAGCCCGATATTGACAAGTTTTATCAACCAATTATCGGCTGCAATTTCCAAAGTTGGACAGTTTATAGCAGCGATTACCGGAAAGAGTACATTTACACAGGCAACAGCCGTTCAGCAGAACTATGCAAAGTCATTAAACAATACAGCGAACGCGGCAAAAAAGGCGGCAAATTCACTGTATTCATTCGATGAACTAAATGTAATTGATAATAAAGATTCAGATTCTGGAAGCGGCTCTGGTGGAACTGTATCACCATCAGAAATGTTTGAGGAAGTTCCGATTGAGAGTGATGTGCAGTCTTTTGCGGACAGGTTAAAAGCAGCATTTGAGGCTGGAGATTTCTATGGTTTAGGTGCGATAATCGGGCAGAAACTGAATGAAGCACTGGAAAGTATTGAATGGACCGGCATTCAGGAAAAAGCCAGAAATATTGCAAATAATATTGCAACCTTTATAAACGGATTTTTAGAGACAGTAGACTGGAATCTCGTTGGTTCTACGATAGCAAATGGACTGAATACGATTGTTTATTTTCTTGAAGAATTTGTTACTACGCTTCATTGGGAATCAGTAGGAACGGCGATTTATCAGACCTTAAATGGTTTTATTGCGACAGTGGACTGGGGTGCTATTGGGAATACAATTGGCACAGGCCTTAAGGGAATTCTTACGATCATCTACACAACGTTGGAGGGACTTGATTGGAAATCGTTGGCGGATGGTGTGTATACATTTCTTACCAATGTTGACTGGAGTGGTATTTCATCTGCACTTTTCGAATCAATAGGTTCATTGATAGGTGGTATTATTGCATTTCTGATTGAACTTATCGCTGATTTCGGAACAGATTTATACGAAGCATATTTTGCAAATGGAGAAGATGGCATCCAGGGATTTTTAGATGGAATGTGGGCGTTGCTGCAGGATATCGGCACATGGATATATGACCATATGATAAATCCACTTATTACAGGAGTTAAGAATGCTCTTGGTATCCATTCGCCGTCGACAGTATTCCGGGATATAGGTATTTATCTGATGCAGGGATTCCAAAATGGAATTAAATCACTTGTTACACCGGTTTTAAATACATTCTCGAATTTGAAAACCAAAATTCTGGATATATTCAATAAATTGAAAACAAGTGTATTCGGTGTGATTAATGGTCTGCTTTCAGGAATAGAAACCATGTGCAATGGTGTTGTATCTGGCGTTAATAAATGCATAGAGGCATTGAATGGATTGAGTTTTACGATACCAGACTGGGTGCCGGTATTCGGTGGAAAATCATGGAGTATGAGTATCCCAACGCTGAGAGAGGTTAAGTTGCCTCGACTTGCAACCGGAACTGTTGTACCAAAGCAGGCAGGTGAATTTGCCGCGATTCTTGGGGATAACAATCGGGAGACGGAAGTTGTTTCACCATTATCAACAATTCGTCAGGCACTCAGGGAGGAACTTGATTCTTCAGAAAGAGATGTGAATGTATATATTGTTGCTGAAGGAGATGAAGCAGGATTTATGAGATATATTAAATATTCATATGATAAAGAATCACAGCGTGTAGGTACAGATTTTACAAAGGTGGAGCCGGCATGATAAAGATAGATGGAAAACAGTATGATGTACCAATAACGGAATTGGGACTGGATGTAGAATTTCAGTATAAGTTTGCAGAGAGAAATGAAAAATATGAATTGAATTATGAACTTGGCGCAGTGTTTTACAACCAGTCTATAACATTTGCCACTACGGATACAACGAATAAAGACTTTGTTGCACTGGTGCAACTTTTAAGCACGAAGAGCAGTATCGATGATGGTACCGGTCATGAAGTAGAAATAAGGACACCTATGGGAAAAATGGTATTTCTCATGTACCCGAATAAACTTTCAATGAAAATGAAGAATACAATTAATAAAGACACAAATGAAGAATATACGAAGTGGGGCGGGTTCACAGTGAAGTTTATAGCGATTAAACCAGCAGAAAGATGGTAAGTATGAAGAAAATGCAAAGAACAAGCTGTAGCGCGCATATGAAATTTATCGATGTGACAGCATTATCAGATGCAAGCGTGGCTACAGATGATAACCAGTCCATTGGAAATCTTGAATCTTTGGAAGTTGAGACAGATCAGGCGGATTATGGAACATTTGAATTAAACCAATTTGTGTTGGATGGAAATAAGAATGTTATGCCGGATTTACCGGGCGACATTGTATTTTGGAGTGTTGAACAGTCGGGAGAGGACTGTTTATTTCAGAAAAATCCTAGAATTACGATTACTTTTAGTGCACAGCATTCATCGGCCGGAATTACGTTATATTTTTCAGATGAATATCCTGCGGAGTTGACAATTACCTGGTATACATTATCTGGAAGTAAGTTGGATCAAAAAACATTTTATCCCGATAATTTGGTATATGCATGTGTTCATCAAGTCGCAAATTATGGAAAAGTTGTAATTGAATTTGTCAGGACAAGGTTGCCAAAGAGATATATAAAACTACGATATATTTTATATGGACGCTACATTGAATGGACTGGCGATGTGATCAAGACTGCCAAGATACATGAGGAGATCAACGAGATCAGTACTACATTATCCATTAACACAGCAAGCATATCAATATTGGATGCTAAAAACGATTTTGATATCAGTAATGAAAATGGATCTTGGAGGTCTGTACAGAAAACACAGGAAGTAACCTTTACGGAGAACAAAGATGGTGTAGATATTCCGGTAGGGACTTTTTTCATTGATACGTCGGATTTTAAAAATAATACAGCAAGTTTCAAATTGAAGGACAGAATTGGTCTGATGGATAATTATACGTTTTATAACGGGAAAATGTACACGAATGTACTGGCAGGAAAATTATTAGAAGAAATATTTGCGTGTGCAGCAGTAACAAAATTCATCATCGATGAAGAGGTATACAATACAAAATTAAATGGTTATTTGGCGGTACAGTCATGCAGAGCAGCCCTTCAGATGATATGTTTCGCATGTGCGGCAGTTGCGGATGACAGCAGGAGTGATGTTATTCGGGTTTTTAAACCAGATAGCTATGTCAGTTCAACAATTGATACAGAAAGAAAATTCAATAACAAATCAAATGTAAAATTGGATGAGTATGTATCAGGGGTTTCTATTGAATGTGGAAAATATGATTTAGAAACCGAAGAGTCAGACATTTTTAAGGATAATCTTCCAAAGGGAAAATCAAAAATAACATTTTCAGAACCATGTAATCCAGAATCATTGAAATTATCAAACGGAGCTTTTATAGAAAAGCATACAAATTGTGTGGTTGTTCAAATGGAGACAGCTGGTGCATGCGTGATCACAGGAAAAAGATATAAAAAAACTACATTTTCATATACGAAAAATGTGGATCATATTGAAGCAGGGGAATCCAAAAATATCAAGAAAATAGGGACGATCACACTGTACAACATGGAATACTTAGATACTGTCGCTGAAAAGTTACTATCATATTATGCATTAAGAAAAATCCTCAGTATGAAATATATTTTGAATACAGAGAGTGTGAGTAATTGGGTAAATGTGGTAGACAAGAATAGTAATATTGCAACTACGCTGATTGAACAGCAGGATATAGACCTGACAGGAGGATTTATTGCAACGGCAACGTGCAGGGGATATTCAGTAGTTGTTACGGAAAATTACTTCGCCGGAGTTGAATTATATACGGGAGGAGATGTGCTGATCTGATGAATTACAATCCAATTAATCCTTATTATGACGAGATTAGAAAAGAAAATCTGAAGCTCACAAAGGAAAACAAAGCTCTAAAAGAAGAAAATGAGCGTCTGAAAAGTGAGGTGGTTGCTTATGCTGGTGTGGATGCAGACAGTGACGGACCGGTCACAGAGTGATGTTGATCGTGTGTTGGAGTTACTGCAGAAGGGATGGGAAAGATTTAGCGCAGACGAAAAAACAGAATGGCTTGCCGGGATGAAAGGCGCACTGAACCGGTCGGATATGGAAAGAATCCAGAACAACACGCAGCTGCTTTCTGATGTGCTTGAACTTAATCTTGCAGTTGCAGACGTACCAGAACACCCAAATGAGACATTTCTTACAGCAGTGCTGCATAACACGGAGATTATAAGAAATGCATATATGATTCATTCTGACACGCCACAGACACCGAGTATGCCAGTCAACACATATCAGAAAATGAATGATATAGAGAAAATACTAGATGATGTGTACGGTATTTTACTTAACAATTTCAATTATTACTGTGGATCAGAGATATATGCCGGAGATGATACCGGACTATTATTATAATTATAGGAAGAGAGGACATATTATGGGATTTACAAAGAAAACATGGAAAAATCGAATTGCAGAGTATATTAACCGCAGACTGATTACGATGGAAGATGGCAGCACAAATCTTGTGACAGTTGCAAGGGATGAGGGCACAATCTCGCAGGAGGGTGATGCTTTTAATGCTGTAAACATGAATGATCTGGAAGATAGAATTGAGGCGGGGTTCGCGGATGTCACCCAGAGTTTAACTAATGTTAATAATTCAAAGAAAACGTATCTCAGATTAGTACTGCCAAATATTGCTGCTGACGCAAAAGCTGTCTGCGATTATATAAATAAAAATTATTTACTAGGGCAAATAACTCCTATGTATTCGATTGAATTTGATGTAGTTGCATCAAATTCAGACTGGTTTTCAGGAGTACTATCTACAGATTCAAATGTAGATAATAACGCCCGTACTGTCTGGGGTATCGTACAGCAAAGATCCATATCAGCAGATAATAGCACAGTATATAAATACTTTGCAAGTGGAACAGGAGGTGCCGGTACAGTATCCCCTTTTAAAAGATATGAGGATGGTAGAACTCAAGGAAGGAACGATGTAATTGGTTCTCCAAATTCCTATGGGCTGTACACAAAGGCTCAGTATGATGCTAACAAAGTGACTTATAAATCTGGTAACTATAACACAGGCTTGAATGGTGAAACGTGGCGTTCCACCTCATTTAATACTGGCTTTTCAACGATAATCGCTCTTCAGATAAGATGTTGGGACGGCGTTGGCAATGATGGACGCGATAACGGCTTTAAAAATGTAAGAATTTCCGGTGGAAAGGTTTCATTGGATTTCTACGCACCAGATTATACTGATAATTATGTACAATGGCTAGCTATCGGCAAGTAAATTGTAAGTTAGCTAAACTCTGGTTCGGTAAACATTTTGGAAAAAGGCTATATCATTCTCGAAGATAGAGATATTGAGAGAAAATACAATATGTATGTCGCATAAAAATTTTAAATTTTTACCCAAAGAGGGGGGCAGGAAAAAATAAGTCAGTGCTATTGTGGATGCATAAGGAGGTAAAGACCATGGAAGAAAAAGTTATCAAAAGTATGCTAAAGGAAGGAAAACCAGTGAGTATCCACACAGTGGCAGACAACTTGCATGAACAGGAACTTATAGTTTTGGGTTTGATTATTAAAATGCTAAAGAAAAGGTTGATCAGACAGATGCCATCGATACCATTATCAGAGAGTCCTGAACCGTGTAGTAATTTTTATGTATTAACAAAAAAAGGAATATCTATGTTAAATCATGAAGAAAGTAATAGCACAATCGAAATAAGAGTGTTATAATATTTTCAGAGCCTAGCGCCGAACAATTGACCTTTAAAGGGTTAGTTGTCCGGTGCTTTTTTGTGCTTTAAAGTTAGCACAAAAAGGAAGGTTGGTGGAATTATAATCAAATTATAAAAAAGAAAGAGAGGATGGTCTATGAAAGTATTTGACAAAGTTAACATGATTTACGGTGCAATCGCAGCAATTGGGGTGGTAATTCTCGGAAAGTATTGGTTCCTGTTTGCAGGATTCCTGATTTTAAATGTCATTGATTACGCAACCGGATTTGTCAAAGCAAAATATTACGAAAAGAATGAATCAAGTGCGATTGGAGCGAAGGGCGTTTGGAAAAAAGTGTCCTACTGGATCGTTATTGGACTAGCATTCTTCATGTCACATTGCTTTGTCGAGATGGGAAAAATCATCGGCATAGATTTGTCATTCATGATGATGCTCGGATGGTTTACACTGGCGACTTACATGGTCAATGAAGTGAGAAGCATCCTGGAAAATTTGGTAAGAATGCATGTGAATGTCCCACAGTTTTTAATTGCTGGCTTGGATGTTACACAGAAATTAATTGATTCAAAGACAAATATCAAGGAGGAGACAAAAAGTGAAGAAATTATTTATCAGTCAACCGATGAAGGACAAAACGGACGAGCAGATTCTTCAGGAACGTGAGAAAGCGATTGCAGCAGCAAAACAGAAAGTAGGAGATGATGTAGAAGTCATTGATTCTTTCTTTAAGGATGCACCACACGATGCGAAGCCATTGTGGTTCCTTGGAAAATCATTAGAGCTTTTAGCATCAGCAGATGTAGCTTATTTTGCACCAGAGTGGCACAAGTACAGCGGATGCAAAATCGAACATGAATGTGCAGTCCAGTACGGAATTGAAACAATTGAAAGTGAGGAATAAATAATGAGAATCGGATTAAATGCGGGACATACATTATCAGGACCGGGATCAGGCACATCCGGTGTAATCGTAGAGAGCGTTGAAACAAGAAAAGTGTGCAGCAGATTGACTGAGATGTTTAAGGCATGCGGAGTGGAGGTTGTACCTTGCACAGTGGACAAGGCTGCGTCGCAGTCAGCATATTTACAACAGGCGGTAAATATGGCAAACCGCACGGATCTGGATTATTTTATTAGCATTCATTTCAACAACGATGCAAAGAAAGCCGGACACGGTGTGGAAGTGTACACTTATAAAGGTAGACAGTACCCGGATGCAGTAGAAGTCTGTGAGCATATCGCAGCTCTTGGATTTGCCAACCGTGGAGTAAAAGTGGGTAGCGGATTGTATGTAATTAAAAAGACCAAAGCAAAATCAATGTTGATTGAGGTATGCTTTGTAAATGATCCAGATGCATCTTTATATCAGCAGAAATTTGAGCAGATCTGCACAGCAATTGCATATGCATTAGCAGACTATGTGCAGGCAGCACCAAAGCCAGTTGCACCGGTACAACTTCCAAAAAAGAAAAAGTATGTAAAAGTTCTGGTGGATGATCTGGCGGTCAGAAAATCTTTAAGCTGGGATAGTTCTGCAGTTGTAGGTAGAGTACAGAAGAATGAAGTCTTTACCATTACCGAAGGACCTATTAAGGTCGGCAGTGGCAGAATGTACAAGCTTAAATCCGGATTGTATATCACGGCAGCAGAAAAATATGTAAGTGTATATGAAAAATAACGAAAAGGCCAGTGATTGATTTCACTGGTTTTTCGACATATTACATGAATTAAGATAATAAAACAAAGAAAAAAGATTGTGTATTATTACAAACAGATCATACGTTCCGTATGATAAGTGTAAATAACAAAACAAATATATCATATTCCGACATTTTACGTCAGATTATATTGAATAATTAAGTAGGTATTATATAATGAAGAAAAAAATGTTGGGAGAGATATTACAATATGCCAAAATTATATTTAGCCAAAGTCAATCTAAATTCTAAAATTTTTTCGGTTTATGAAAACAATTTGAATATTTCCGATGTATTAAAATGTGTATATGAGAATATTAACTCAGAAGAAAAGTACATTACATCAAATAAATCGTATCATACAGATTCTATCGGGAATATTACAAGGTATCAGAAAAAATCGGAATATTCATTTGTAGGACTGAAAAAAGATAATATGGTTATTACAGGAATTATTTTGAGAAATTTTACTAAGCCAAGTGAAGAAGAAGATCCTGTTACAAAAAAATTATGTACTATAATTAAAAGTGAAAGTATAGGTATTAGATTTTATTTTGACGTTCAAAAAGAATTAGTTACATTTTGCGAAAGACAGTCATTTGGGTATAATCAATTCACAATGGCATTTAATCAATTATTGAACAAATGTGTAAAATTGTATGAGTTTGAAACTTTTTTACAAAAAGATAAAAATAAACTTGAAGAAAAAATTTCAGAGTTGCATAATATAACAAAAGTTCGTGCTGTTTTGATACCACCTAATCCCAATGGAAGTAATGTGTCATCAATAAGAGAAAGATGTATCAGTACAAATTCTAACAAAATGATTTGTGAATTTGAGTCAGATGATATGAGAATGGATTCAGGTGAAATGATGGAAATTAGAGAATATGTATCTGCTGGGTATGGAGATTTTACGGCAGTAGGTACGAATAGTAATGGAAAAGCCCAAAGGATTAGTTCCAGCCTTGATGCAGCTTATTGTGTTGAAATTGATGACAATTTAGAAGAAGATGATTTTAATTCTGAAGCAAAGCATCTTATAATTAGTTTTGAAGATTATGCTAAAAATAGAAAAATATCTGATTGA